AAACGGAAATGTGTTTCCCAGTCACGATCCACTCTCTCTATCTCCTCTATACTAAGAGACTTAGCAGCAATCATAGCGTCAACCTCGTAGTTCATTTCCTCAAGTTCATCAGCCGCATCTTTCTCGGTATTTACCTCTTGAAACACATTTCCGTTTGCAGGGTGTAAAGACATAAACTGTTGTAGAACGGGGTTTGTTCTTGGAACAGATAAAAATCCATTTTCAAAAACTACAGGCTCAAGAATTACATTGTCCTTGTCTTGCTCGTCCTCAAATGGTGTCTTTTGGTTTGGAGAATACCTTAATGCTCTGTTTGTTGTTCCATCGAAATGAAGTAGGGGATAGCGTCTACTGTTACGTGATGGAAGAATGTAAGATAAAGGAGCAACGTCCCTTGTTAGTTTGTAGACCTTGTCTACTAATGGTTTTTCTTTTTTCATTTTGATTTAGATTATAGTTAAAAAAAAAGAGGAGGGGAATTAACCCCTCCTCTAAGTAATTGCAAATTACGATTGGAAAAGAACGAAGTTGTTCGCTCCCAATGTACATACTGCTCTTTCAGATAGGAAGTTAACCTCCATAGCATCAAGGTCAGATGTTTGCGCTCCACCAGCAGAACCAGTGATCCAAGTCTTGTATCGTCTGTCTTCAGTCTCTGAAGCTCTGTAACGAACGTGTAGGAATGGACGCTTAGCGTTCTTTCCAAGAACTTGATCGTAAACTGATGTAGAACCAGCAGGAACAAGAAGACCGTTTACTGCTCCAGATGGAAGATCACCTCGCATTGTTGGGTCGTTCAAGTATTTCCAGTCAGTCTTGTAGAAGTCATATCCTCTTCGGAATCCTGAGAATCCAAGGTTCAACGCCATCTCTTCATCGTTATCGAAAAGACCAAATGATGTACCACCAGCTCCGTAAGAGTTCTGTGCAGCAAGCATATCGTCAATATCGAAAGAGAACTGACGGTTTACGAAAAGAACATTCTCCTCGATAGCACCTTGTCGGTCAAGTCTTTGGATAATAGAATCGAATTCAGCAAGAGTGGTTGGGTTACCACCTCCGAATACGTTTCCTCTGTCTCCAACAGTGAAGAAGATACCATCAGACCCAGCTTGTCCAGCTAAACCTCCAGCAAGTACAGTGGATGCAGTTGAACCAGCTTCAGCAGGAACTGCCTCAATCATTGCGGTCTCAAGGTAGTCTTCGAAACGTAGACGAGTCTCATGCTCAGACTTCAAGTACCATAGGAATCCAGTAGCTCCGTTTTCAGTAGTTACCTCAACCCATCCGATTTGAGCCATGTCAGAACCTGATACAGCGTATCGGTCTTTGATGATGATTGGTTTGTTGTCGAAGAATACATCGTCAGCCTCCAAAGACTCAGTCATTCCAGTAGTTCCTTTTGCAAATTCAGAACCATAGATGAAAATAGTAACATCAGAGTTACCAGCTCCTGTAGTAGGGGCGGCAGAACCTGCAGCCTCATAGTAGTTGGCTTGGAAAGTTCCTGCTGCATAGTTAACTGCTGTTACAACAGCTTTATTAGAACCGAGTCCATTGTTCCATGTGACCATAATTGTTTGATTGTTTCTCAAAGCAATTTGACCTGTTGCTGGAATTAGGGTGTCGTTAACCGTAAACACAGTTGACGCTTGTCCTGCTACCGCAACGGCTGATCCGCACTGTGTGTACTTAGTGTGTAGACGTCCTTGCTCTGCCCATTTAATCATGTCAGAGTTAGAAGGCATCTCAGCACCTACCATACGTAAGAAAGAAGCAACGCTTCTGTTTCCGTAACGCTCGAATTCTTTTTCGTAAGTGTCAGGAAGATACTGATTCAAAAAGTTGAAGTCAGTAATGTAATTTGTTGATAATGCTACACGCTCAGCAGATGGCTGCAAAGCAAATGTAGGGGTTGGGTTTAAAGCCATTTTTGTTTTTCTTTAAAAAGTTTATGTTCGTTTACTCCTGATCTTCAAACCTCGACCTGAGTCTTGGTTCAATGATCGTACTTGCATTCCTCCCTTTTTAGTTGCCTCTGGCGCTCGTCTGGTGTCCATGTCTATGTTTTTGGACTTCCTTACCGAACCGTCAATGGCATCTGTCTGACCTTGTTCATAAAAGAACTTGGCAAACTTTTCAGGATTCATTGCCACAGATAATGCTCTATGGTATCCCTCTGCGTCCTCAAGCAAACCATCATCGCCAATATACTTATTGACAAAATTAAAGGGGCTTTGTTGCGCCTCTTTAAGTTCACTTGCCTCGTTAGGTTTGAAAACCATCTTCTTGTCGTTTACACTGAACTCAAAACCTTTGAACTCAGACCCGAATATTTCGTCTGTTTTTTTAGCGAACCATTCTGACTTACGGTGATTTTCTTTCTCAATACTATCGGCATTCTGCAATTTATCTCGATAAAGCTTCAACTCCTCTGCGTCTTTGGAATCCAAATTCCCACTTGACTCAAGGGGAACCTTGTATGATTCTTTCTGCTCTTCAAAGAATTTTTTAGCTTTATTAAGCTCTCTTTTCTTGGCTAACTTCTGTTTCTTTATAAGTGACTCATCGTCAAGGTCTTCATCGTATCCGAACTTTGAGTCAATCAAATCATTGATGTCATCACTGTCCAGACCCTCTTCTGTATGCTTGTAGTAGTCTGCAAGCAGTACCTCTGAATCCATCTTATCAAAGTCTTTATTTAACTTGATAAAATCGTCCATTCCTCGACCTGTCTCTTTCTTGTACTTAAAGAAAGCCTCAACATCCTCTGGTAATTCAGGGGATGATTCACGTTCAGAAATCAACTCGTCAATAGAGCTAATCTCTTTACCGTATCTGTTTTTAATATGTGAAAGAACGTCTTCGTCTTTTATTTTAAACTCCTCCGTTGGAGTTTCTTCCTTCTTCTCCTCTACATCTGGCGTTTCCGCTTTCTGCTCCTCAAACTGCTCCTCGTGTTTTTCAAGAAGCTCTTTTTCAATCTCTTGCGTTGACTTGCTTTCAGCTTCATCAAGCACTCTTACTTTAATGTTATCCATTTAATTTAATTTTTACAAAGTTATAGATTTTATCTTGGAGAGAACTCCGCAAGGTCGAACCCATCAAGGCTATCCTCGTTTGATTCAAAGTTTATAGACGGCAGATTGTTTTTACGCTGCTCAATCAGTTTAGACTGCTGCGTGTTCTGCTGACTAATTCTTTCAGACTTAGCGTCCTCCTTTCCCTTTTCTCTATCAGCTATATCAGCCTCTGTTAGGCCCCTTAGCTGCATATTCATCTCAAACTCACGCTCCATGAGCATCAGTTTTGCATTAGCCTCTGCGTCAAGCCTCTGCATGCTAAGCTGTGTTTTAGCTTGCTCCAACTGTATCTTAGCCTGAGACTCAAGCTGTATCTTCTGCTGTGCCGCTTGCGCTGCCATTTGCTGAGACTGCATCTGACCCTGTTGTTGAGCCTGTTGAGCCTGTTGAGCCTGTTGCTGCTCAGCCTCCTGCTTTTTCTTTCTCTTAACCTTTAAGAGCTGGTTGGCAAGCTTAATGTTTTTAATCTCTCTAATATCAATGGCATCCTCAAGGTTAATGTCCTGCTTGGATAAAGCCATCTGAATATTTTGCTCAAGCTGCGCTCTTTCCTCTTCGTCAGGAGCGATGTCTATAAATATTCCAAAGTCGTATATGTATAGGTCTTTTATCTGCTCAAGGATGTCTACGTTGTAGTTTCCTATCTGATTTAAGAACTCTTCCCTAAAGTCAGAATACTCAAGCACATCAGCAATCCTAAAAGACAACGCCTCTGATAGTCTTCTTAAAATGTAAAGACCTGAGTCGAGTATGTGTCGTGTTGCTGTGTTAGAGCTTAGCGCTGCAAGTTTCTGCACCCCTACCAACGCTTCAGGATTAGGTAGCGTTCCGTCACGAGCCTCGTTTATTCCCGTAACCGCCCTAATCATGTCAAGGTAGTGGTTGTAGTTTGCTATAAGAAGCTGCATCTTAGACGCACCACCCGTAGAGCTTAGCGGCTGAATAGGAACCCTTGCGTTGTTAAACTCACCATCCTGAGTGTAGCTCCTTCCGACAACACTACCAGTTTGGAAGTAAAGTCTTAAAGCGTCCTCTGGGTTGTATGCGTTTCCTGTTCCAAGGTCAACCTCGTTCAAGCCATCTGCATCAATAAATACACCGTCAGGCACAATACGTGCGACTAACTGCTGTATCTTAAGATGCGTAATCTGTATAAGGTCTGCAAATGGAATAGCTCTTTTTATAAGAGACTCAATAGCGCCCTTGTACATTCTTGGGGCGCATGCAACGTAGTTAGGGATAGTTCGCTGCGTGGCTGACTTAGGTCGAACCATGTTTTTTGCGAGATCCCACTTTAGTATGATGTTAGTACCCATGACCATAATGCCATCGTACCACACCTCTATAGTTTTTTCCACCTTCTCAAATCCCCCCTCATCCATCATCTCCTGTGGTGGGTTGAACTCGTCATCCTTCTCAATCATTCTCTCAGCACCACTGTCAAGCTTCTTCTTCTTATAGACAAACTTCTTCGTTGTCTTATAATTGAAGTAGAGTAAAGTACAAGTGTCTCTATAGAACATGTCGTTCTCATAGAACTGAGATATATTATAATAAGATGCCCAGCTCTGACTATACTTAGATATAGTCTCCATTTCTTCTGGAGTAATGTCAGGGTCTATCTTAACAAGCTCTGCTATTGGGATGGTTTTAATCTCTCCCCAATAGAAACAGTCTTTAAAGTATGGGTCTTCAGTGTAGCTGTAAACAACATTAGCAGGGTCTACATAATCAACAACAACACCTCCTCCCTTTTGGAACTCGTGCTTTGCCACTGATATACCTAATACCATTTGATCGTAGTCAAGCCTCTTCCGAGTGTCTTGATACGTGTTCTCTTCAAGTATGGTGTTAATAGCTACCTCTTCAGCAATCTCAATCGCTGGCTTGTAGTTAAGCTGCATATATACAGACAACTCCTCGTCATTGTCAGGGATGTCATTTGGATTCATTGTGAATGGGTCAACCCCAAACTCCTGCTGAACCAAGTTAAACACATCTTTGCCAGCCATCTGAG